TCCAAGGGGCGTCAAGTCAAAACAGCCCCGGAAAGCTCGCCGGCGAGAAGATGCCCGCCGGATACGGCTCGGAGGTGAAGTCCTCAAGCGTCAGTTCGCCGCTCACCTTCCCCGCGTCCCACTTGATGTTACGCAAGGTGAAGAACGGCCAGGATATTTCAACGGTGTCCGGGTCCGCGGCGCGCACCACCTCGATCGTTACGACCGGCGCGCTCGTGATGGTACGCACCGCCTGGGCGATCTCCCGGCTCACGTTGTCGATCGTCAGCCGCGCCCGCGGCGGCGCATCCTCCCGGCTGTCCGGCAACGTGATACTGAACGGGAAGGCAACGAACAATTCGCTGCGGCTGGTGATGTTTTCCGTATTGTTAACGACGCGAATCGGCGGTGAAATATCGGCGTGCTCGATCGTCACGAGCACAAGCCACACCTCGTCCGTGTCGGCAGCGAACGCACTGGCTGTCAGCGCGTCCGTCACGGCAGCTTCTCGAGCGGCATGGTCACGCGGTAGAGGCGCAAGTCAGGATCGTCGTGCGCCCGCACGAGCGTATCCTCGGGCTCCTCCATGAAACGCAGGGATGCGGACGCGTCCGTGATCGGATCGATCCAGGTGAACGACGCGGCGCCCTGGCCCAGCGTGTTCTCATAAAACGTCTTGAAGGTGGCAAGCTGCGCGCCGGTCAGGAGCAACGCGCCCTCGTACTGCTGCACAGCGGCCGTGAAGCGCGCGCGCTGCTTCGCCGGCCCCGTGTCCATATCGGATCGTATCTTGCCACCCTGGCGCTTGCGTTTCAGGTCCAGGAGTAGCGATTGCGGCAGGCTTGCGGGCCATGTGGCCATGTCTAACGCCCCTGCAGTGTTGGATTGAGCCCGGCGAAACTGGCGCGCATCGCACGCCCCGTCCTGCTGCCCGGCATGCCGATGTTCTGCGCGACAGCCTCGTCGATAATGACGTCAAGCGAACGCCCGCCCGGTCCCTGCGATTCGCGCTGTTCGACCTTCGATCCCGGCGGCGCATACACGTTCACGATCACGTCGCCACCCTGCGCCGCGCCGCCCAGCATTTCGGCCGTCTTGCTCGCGCTGTAGATCCGCGCCGGTCCGGTCGCCTCAAGCTCCGGGCCCTGCTCGCCGACGATGCGGAAACCGCCCTTGTGCATGCCGCCGTGCGCGAATCCCGACGTATCCATAATCCCGGAGGTATTCACAAACCCGTTGCCACCACCATCGCCAAACAGACTTCCGAAGTTAACCCCTTCGAGCGCGCCCACGAGCGGCTGCGTCACAAACCGGCGCAGCATGAGCCGTATCAGATCCTTTTCGATGCCCTGCAGCACGTCCGACAGTTTGCCGCCGGAAACAACCGCATCCTCAAATGCGCTGGTGAACGTCATCCCCAGGTCTTTCGCGAGTTCCTTGTTCTGCTTCGTCGAGTCGCTCGCCTCGTCCATCTTCTTTTTTGCGGCGGTGACGGAACGCGTAAACGTGTCCTGACTGATCGCACCGGAGTCGAGCAGTTCGCGCAAGTCGGTGACGCTCGCGCCGTATTCCTCCGTCGCCGTCCGCACCGACTCCGTTACGGACTTGCCGCGGGACTCAAGCTGCTCGCGCTTTTTGGTCGCGTCTTTCGTCGCTTTCTCGGCGTCCTTCTGCGCCTTCTTTTCCGCCTCGAGCGCGACGATCAGCGGTTGAATAGCATCGACGTATGAGTTCGTGACATCAATGCCGGCTTTCTTCGCCAGGTTATAAAGCTGCTGCCCGACTTCGGTCCGCCCAAGTTGCTCGCGCTCGTATTCCAGTTCGGCGCGAATGCCCTGTATTTTTTGAGACTGCTCGTCGAGCCCGCCGACAATCGCCGCCGTGACCATCGCCTCCCTACGCTGCCGCTCGACGAGCAACAGGTTCAGTTCCGACAGTTCCTCTTTCATCTTCGCGAGGTTTCGGTTGCCCGCGATGCTGGCGATCCCGATACCGGGGTTGAACGTCGCGATACGCTCCTGCAGTGCGGCGATCCGCTTCTCCAGTTCGGAGGCGCTGGCGGTCGCGTCGGGCAACTTCGATATCAGCCACTCGGTAAACGGCTTGATATGCTTTATGAACGCGTCGCCCAGCGCGATGATCTGCGGCGACAGGCTGATCAGCGTGCGCGTCAGGTTGACGCCGAGAATTTGCGACATGCGGTCGAGTTGGTCGCTTGCCTCCTCGGCTTTTTTGAGCATGTGACTGTCGAGCACAAGCCCGAGTTCGCGCGCCTCCTGGCGCATCTTTTCGATGCCGGCCGTCCCCTCACCGATCATGTTCGCCATCTTCACGCCGGCCGTCCGGCCGAACGCAGCGGCGAGCAGCGCGTTCCGGTCCAGTTCGTTGCCCATCTTCGCCGCGGCGTCGACCACGACGTTGAACGCCTGATCGACATTTTCCGCGGCCTTCACCTGCTCGAGCAGCGTCGGGCTCATTTTTTTCAGGATAGTCACGAGGGTTCCGGTCCCGGCGCGCGCCTCGCCGACACGCTTGGAAAACGCCGTGAGCGCGCCGTCGAGCGCGCCCGTCGATATCCCCGCCAGGTTCGCGGCGTAGCGAAGCTCCTGCAGCGTGTCGGTATGGACGCCGATCGCGCGCGCCGTCTTGGCGATGTTGTCGGCCGTCTCGATCGCGCGCTTGATCAGCAGCCCGAGTCCGACCGCACCGGCGACCGCGGCGAGCGCGGCTTTCCAACTGAATACGGTCTTGATCGCGCCAGCGACAGCCTTGTCGAATTTATTGAGGCTGCCTTGCATGGACTTGGATGAATTGCGCACCGCTTTACGGGCGCGCCCCATGTCCTTTTCGAACTGCGCGGCATTGGCGCTCAGGTCCGCGCGGAGTGCGCCAATCGGTTCAGCCATTCTTGCCCCCCGACAGGTCGCGCCCGCCGAACGCCGCGTTGAGCGCGCGCACCTTGGCGAGCAGCGACGCCGCGGACTGTGGCTTTACCGGTTCGGATCGATCAAAGCGGCGCATGATCTTCTCGAGGTTCGGGACTTTCTTCTGCCGCGCGAATACCGCCGAATGCCATGCGCCGAACACCGCGATCTTGTACGCCGTCCCCTCGCGCTCCGTTGCCTGCCTGCACCATATGGCCGACTCGTAAGGCGTCAGGCTCCAGAACTCGGCAGGCTTCAAGCCCGCGCGGTACGCTTGCTCCCGCGCTTCCGCGACGATATCGCCGCGGGAGGGTTTTCCGAGCCGTCCGCCGGCGACGCCTCCCGCTGGCCGTTGAATGCGAGATTGAGCGCCTCCATGACGGCGGCGACGGTCAGCGTGATCGGCGGCGAAATGTCCTTGACGTATTCGACCGACTCGCCGAGCCCGATGGCCACAGCGGTAGCGAGCGTCTCCATATCCGTTTCGAGCGCCGCTTGCGTGATCTTCGTATCGAAGTCGGATCCGAGCGCGGCGACGAGCCGGGCAACGGCGTCCCAATCGTAGGACAGGACGCCGAGTCCGGGCACGTTCACCTCGCCGCGATGCGCGTTGTCAGGCAATGGTCGGCGCCCCGGCGACCTTGAACGAGATCGTGATCGTGATCCGATCGTCCATCGGCGTCGCGATCTCGTACCCGATAATGGTCGCCTTGAACGTCCACGTCGTGGCCGGCGAGCCCGGGAAGGTGATGCGCCAGTTGCGCGAACTGGTTTCGTTGATGAAGTCGTTGAGCGCGCCGCCCGATGCGTTGCCCTGCGTCGCGTTGCCGGGCGCATAGTTGCACGTCGCCGAGAACTCGCCGCCGTCCTTGAGCCCCGGAATGAACTCGCGGAACCCGTCGGGCGAATCGGTGTGCGTCGCCTCGACCTGATCCTTCGTCATGCTCGGCGTGGTCAGGTCGATCAGTTCGGCGAGGTTCGTGTACACCTCGGGCGACGCGCCGTCGCCACGCGCCAGATGGACGCCATAACCGATAAGTGCGTTGGTTTCGGCCATTAATCCGACTCCTCATTCCATACGGAAAAATCGGCAATACGCCGATGTGCCTTGGTTTCATCATCGTACAAATCGCGCGCCTGCGCAAGAAATATCCCTTGCGCACGAACCGTTCCGACGAGTCCGGTATATCCCCGCAGTCTCTTGCGGACGGCCGTGAACAACGCGACCGCTGCGCCCGTGTCAGCGCCCCAACAATCGATCTGGATCGTATGGTGCTCGAGTCCGCTGGTGCCGTTGTGCGAAACCGGCTGCTCGTAATTGACCAGCGTGTATGTCAGCGCCGGGAGCGCCGAGCCCTGCGGGAGCGGCTGCGGCGACATGCGCGTCCCCACCAGCGCCGCGACCGTGGCGTCGGCGAGCAGGAACGTACGGAGTCCTTCCGCCAGGTCAGCCACCGAGCATCCTCCGTGCCGTCTTGCTCAACTTACCCCGCTCGGCTTTGCGCGCCAGGGTACGCGCCGCCTTGGCGATCGCGGTCCACACCTCGACGCTCAGTATCTCGAGCACCTTGTCTTTCGTCTGCTCCCACGCCGGGCGCATGAACGGACGCGCAGCCATCTTCGCCGTACCAAACTCGATCAGATGCGCGTGAAAGCCGGGCGGCGCGGTCGCGCCGACATACACCTCGACGCCGGGCCGACGGGCGCCCTGCTGTGACGGCTTGAGCTTCGTTCCAACGTCGATAGACGCCTGCAAGTTGCCGGTCGGCCCGCGCGGCGCCATCGCACGCGCCGCCGCCTCCGTCGGCGCAGCGGCCTTGATCAGCGCCCGGCGCAGGACGTTCTTGGACGTCGCCTTGGGAAGCTGCTTGAGCGCGTTTTCGAGTTGCTTCGCGCCGACGATCTTGCTGCGGACAGTCACGACTCGCTCCGTGCGCTCGCGTCGATCTCCAGTCCCTCGCGGCGACCGAGCTCGCGCACGTCGTGAATATCCCAATTGCGGCCGGCGTAGACGATGCGATGCAGGACGGTCACGCCGTCGCGATAGCGGACGCGAAACGTGGTCATCGCCTTGCCGACTACCTGATCGGCGGCGAACCGCTCGCCCCCGCGCGCGGGCGATACCTTCGCGGGGATCGTGGTGGACGTATGGATTTTAGTCCATGTCTCGACAGGCGTACCGAACGAGTCCGGCGTTACGGACTTGCTTTGAATTACAATCGGTCGGTCAAGTTCGCCTGCTCGCATGATACGCATTGTACGCCGTGTCCGCGACGTGCTCAACGGTTATGATGTCGAGCGCGGCGCGACAATGCGGACACGTATCGTACCGGCCGCAGGGGCTATCCTCGATCCCCACATAGATCGGCCATGTCGTGGCGTAGCCTGTCGTATCCGGGTGCGTGAAGCCGCCGAAGATCGTCACGTGCGGCACGCCGAGCGCGCCCGCCATGTGGTGCGTTCCGCCTTCCGGCCCCATCACCAGGGCGGCGCGCTCGATAGCCGCCGCCGCGTGCCAGATCGTCGGCGTCTTTATCCACGGCGCGACCATCGTCCGCCCGCCGTCCGCGCCTAGCTGAACGACCGGCGCGGACAGGTCGAGCGCCTCGACCACCTCGCGCCACCGCTCGGCGCCCCAATCCTTCCCCATGCTCGACGGCGCGCGCACGATCGGCTCGACGATAATGCAGCCTTCCGGCACGTTCTCACGCGCCCACGCGCGCGCGTCGTCGGGCGGATAAATGCGCCCAGGGTGGTCACGGTTGCGATACGACGGATCGAACACGGCGCGCGGCCCGGCGTCCCATCGCAGCATATAGCCGCGGTGCCCCGCATGATCGCGAATGGTCAGGGTCGAAGTGGGATCGATCGCCGGGTTGCGCTCCCATACGGGATGCACGCGCGGACGTCCGGCCTCGTCGACGATGGCGACGGGTTGCCCGCCATGCTGCGCACTGAGCGCAGCGGCGCGGCCGGCGACCATGATCTCGTCACCGATCCCCATGATACATGTCCCAATCGATCCACTCGTCGACGGCACCTTGATTCCAGTCCAGCCCGAGCCAATCGATCAGCGGGCGCGAATCGTCACCGGGCCACATGGTTCGACGGGCCGCGGCGATGCTGGTGACGTGTGCCTCATATACCTGTGCCCAGTTCCAGACGGCTTGTTCGTCACCATCGAATTGCCTGCGCATAGGCTCGGCGCGCATCACGCTATCGACAATCGCGCTCATGTGGCGGCAAACGATTACCCATCTCGCGTCGGGATAGGCGAGCGCCCACTGCCGCCACATGAGCGCGAGTTTGGCGTCCTTGTAGACCAGCGGTCCGCCCGGATATCCCTGCCGCCGCAGGAACACGCCGACGCGGGCGCGCCACTGCCCCGCGCTGTACTGAGGTGGCAGGCCGACGACCGGCAACGACCGAAGGCCGAGCGGGCAAGCGGGAATGCGCGCCAGGTACGGCTTGACCAGTTGCTCGCGGATCGCCTCGTTTTCGACGTTGCCTTTCCGGTTCCATTCGGACGGCCCGGTCGTCAAACCCGTCCACGCGCCGCACGCGCGGATCACGCCAGCGACCAGCGACGTCCCCGAGCGCGGCAACCCGGTGACGAGTATCAGCGGTCCCATGACAGGATATAGTCCCCCTGAATCCCGGTGCGCAGCACGGCGCCCAGCGACTTGAGGTAGTCGACGGCATCCGTGACGCCGATCCCGTAGAGCGCCGCGCCGCCCGTCTCCGGTTTCTGCTCGACGATGACACAGGGTTTGCAGCGCAGCAGCGTCTCGCGCGCGCCCTGGCAGACAAACAGTTCGTATCCCTCACAGTCGATCTTGAGGAAATCGACGTCGGTAAAGCCGAACGAGTCGAGCGTGCGCTGCTCGACCTCGACGCCCTCACCGGCCGGATCGACTCCCGTGTCACCGCTGCTGTTCGCCGTGCGCGTGCGGATATGCACAGGGGCTGCGGCGGCGCCGAGCGCGAACGGATGCATGTTTACCCACGGATCATCGATATTTTTGTACCAACACTCCCGATGATCCGGCATCGGTTCGAACGCCTCAACGTGCTCAAAATCCCGACCCATCTGAAACGACCACAGGCCGACATGCGCGCCGACGTCGATCGCGACGCGCCACTGCGTGACGTACTTCATCGCCTCGTCGTACTTGCGTCCCTGATATGCGAGCCGCCCATGCCGACGGTCGCCAACCGTGTTCATCCACTCCTGCAGATGCTCCTCGTGGTCGGGCATCCACCACTCGTCAAAGCGTTTCATTTTGCAGCCTCTCCCACGCTATGCCCGACGCGATCTCGTCGAGCGTCCATTGATTCGCGGCCAGCACGCCGGCCCATTCGTCCCGGTCGTCGGGATAGTACGGATATTCGATGTTGATCGGATCCGACCGGCCCATCCGCGACGACGCGCAATCCCCGGTGCAGAACACCGGGACGCCGTACATGAGCGCCTCGACCGCGGCGTTGCTGCCCCACGTCACCAGCGCCCAAGCGTCGTCAAGATCGCGCTCGAGCGGGCGCTGGTACTCGTGGTCGCGCGTCCTGATCTTTACCGGCCGGTCGCTATTGTTGCGAAGGCGATCGAGCACGTCCTGCAGCCACACGTGTTCATCGAACCCCATGAGCACGGCGATCTTGTCGTCGGGCGGACAAACCAGCACGTGCCGCCCGTCGCGTCGCCACGGCTGCGCGCCGGCGAGCGGCGCAGCGTCGCCGCACCCGTCATGCTGAAAGGCGTTGCGCGTGATCCGGTAATATTCGCCGCGGTTGAAATAGCCGTGATCGCCATAGTACCAGGTCGCACCCTGGCACCGCGCGTCGGACAGCGAACGCCACGACACGGGCGAACCGAAGCCGACCCACGCACCGCCGCGATACTCGTGGTCGGTGACGATGGGCGCGCCGCTGCCACGCGCGAACGCCTCGGCAAATTTGGGGTTGGTGCCGCCCTGCTGCGGAACGCTATAGACGTGCAAGCTGTTCCTCCAGCGCCACGCGCGGGAAGCAATCGAGCGCGCCGCCGCGCGTCGCGTTGCACACCGTCATTCCGGCCGCGGCGATCTGCGGCGCGGCTCGTCGCCAGTGCTTGAGCCATGCGTTGAAGGGCGACGGGTTGGCGCAGGCGGGCGGATGCTCGCCGAAGAAATGTGTCGGCTGGTCCGGCGCGCGGCCGACGTCGAACCCGAGCAGCACGGCGTCGCGGTGCCCGTGCATGTACGCCAGATTGAGCGCCTGAAACCCCGAGTTGCCGCCGTAGATAATGCCCTCGCCGGTCGCGTCGAAATAGATGCCCTTGTCGATCCCATGACGCCCGGGGACGTGGTGAAGCCCGTATTTCGCCGCAGCCTCGTCGTTACACGTCCAACGCTGCTCCCCAAAGTGACGGGCGCACGAATAATGAACGTCCCACCACTGCAGATCGCAGGCGTAAAGGATATGCGGCGCGCAAACCCGATAAGCGTCGTTGACGCCGTACACGATGCGCCCGGGCGACCATGCGGCAACGTCCTCACACGTCAGGCTCGGTCCGGTCGCGACGATCAGGGCGCCGCTCATTCCTCGCCTGCCCCATCACAGTTGCGGTGCCACATGCGAATCGGCATGGTGCCGATCTCTTCCGACATTGCCTTCACGTACGCCAATATTTTTGCTCGGCGTCTATAATGAAACGCAACGTAAGCACACGACAACACCAAAAATAGTATAAATATTACCGCTAACGTCATTCCTCACCGACTCCATATTTCAGCATGTAGCGCACGGCGACGCCGACCGGGCCGAATATGGGCGACTTACCCGACTCCCATTTGCGGATGGTGCGGTCGCCCCAACGCTCGTCCATGTCCAATGCGATCGCCATTTCCCGTGCGGACAATCCGAGCGTTGCGCGTGCGGCTTTAAATTCGTCAGGGCTCATTAAATTCCAACTGATCCTGAGAATAGACCGCGTTATGCGGCCTTCCCTGTTCGTCGATCCAATCGCAATGTACACCCGCCTCAAGGCCGGTTGCATTCGATGCCGCCGTGTCCACCGCATGACGAACCGTCATTAGCGGCCCGCCGCTTCTCAGCCGAACAATATCACCGGGGTTGATTTGCATGTTGCGACTCCTGTGCGACTCCTGTGCGAGTCATAAGCGCACCCTAACGCCGCCCGTCCTAGGGTGTCAAGCCCTAAACGCCGAGATCGCGGCGATGCGTGGCGAGCAGCCGGTCGAGCGTCGGATTGATCGAGATCGGCGCGCCGACGATGTTCGACTCTCGGGTGTTCCACAGGTCGCCGAGCGTCAACCTGATCGCGGCGAGAATGTCGTCGTCGGCGAGCGTCAGCGGCGATCCCGCCATCATGCCCGCCGTGTACGTGACGGTCACGGCGCCAAGCTGCCGGCGCGTGACGGGCCAAGACTCGCTGAACAGCGGCGTCACCTTGTCCTTGCTCCGAATCACGTTCGCCGCGGTGAGCATCTGCGTCGCTCCGTCCGTGTCGACATAGGCGATGCTAGTGACGCCGAGCACGGGACCGACGGGCAGCGTGATAGTGTTGGGAAAACAATCGAGCACCAGCGTTCGCATGCGGTTGACGATCGTCGCGTTGAGGTGCTGCTCGACATGCTGGCGCGCCGCCTTGATATAGATCGGCAGGTCGTCGAGATACGGATCGTCCGACTCGACGCGCAGGTGACGCATCGCGGCCGTGACGCTCAGGGGCTCGGTGAGCGCCTGATAGCCCGTGCCTGTAAACTGTCCTTCCTGCGCCGCCTGCCCCGTCCCGGTCGACTCGAAACGCCAGCGGTGGACGCCGTGAACGGCCACGGGCCAATCGACGTGATAAGTACCGACGGCGGACTTAACGACTTCCGCGTCCGTGCCATACACAAAAACGGTTTCCACTCCCGCGCCGTCAAGCATCCGAAACGTAACGGTCGTGGGATCCACCGCATCGCCGTCCATATCCGTAAAAGTTGCCTCGAACCGTACAAGGTCGCCAACGTCGAAAAAGTCGCTCATGTATCCACCCTCAACGTCACGTTCGTTACGACTCGCGCGAACACTGTAGCACTGTTCGCGCGCTGCGACGACAACGATACGATACCAGGTGTGACGGCGCTAGGAATAGCGAGAGTCGGCGCCGTAAATATTGGAACGCCCGCAGCTATCCCAAGCGCGTCGAGCACATGCGTTTGCCCGATCGCGGGCGCCCCGACGGTGGGCGCGCCTGTGGCAACGTTCGCGCCGTCAAGCACATGCGTTTGCCCGATCGCGGGCGTTCCGACGGACGGCGCACCGGTGGCCATGCTCGCGCCGTCGAGCACATGCGTTTGCCCGATCGCGGGCGTTCCGACGGTGGGCGCGCCTGTGGCAATATCATTCGCCGTCAGGGCGTCCGTACCCTCCGTCCCGATCGCGGGCGCCCCAACGGTGGGCGCACCGGTGGCCACGTTCGCACCGTCAAACGCATGCGTTTGACCGATCGCGGGCGCCCCGACGGTGGGCGCGCCTGTGGCAATATCATTCGCCGTCAGGGCGTCCGGAACCGAGGCTATGGTATAGGTACCGGTTAGCTCGCCGGCGTAAACCCGCTCCTCCGCCGCATCGCCGCCTTTGTTTCGCGTGACGTTAAAACGGACATACAAAAGCGCGCCATCCCACGTCGCTTTATTGGCCGACGTGTTGACGCCCGTAAACGCGACGACGCTACTGTTAGCGGGCGTCGTCGCCGTAATGCTGCTCGCGACAGTCACGGTGTCGGTCAGCGCCGTCACGCCGTCCGACTGCATTACCTGGGCTGTAAGACTGTCCCATGTATTCAGGGAAAGCGCGGCGCTTAGTCCGTACCGCAATTGCACGGATAGCGTATCGACGTTGCCCAGGTCAGCCGGAACGTCGCCCAACGCGAACACCGCCAACGCCGTAACCGTCTGGTTTGTAACGTTGGCAACGTACGTCGCATCGTTGGCCGATGCGATCGCCTCAAGCACCGGTTGAGTGCCGGTAACGGTGACGTCAACAGACGACAACGCCGCGTCAAGTGTGCCGGGTGTTAACGTACCTAGATCAGCCACCGGAGTCCCCGCAGGCTATGCAAGTTTCACCTGGGCGCGGCCATCGGCATGACGTCAACCCAACGCGGGAGAGCAGTGGTTTAACGTCGTCAATCCAACGCGGATCCCGCTCGACCGATTCCCACGACTCCAGTTTTCGCAAAAGCCCGCACGCCCATCGCCGGCCCGGTATAGTGCCTTCCTCGAGGTAACGACAAACACCGCCGCCGATATGGCAACAGTGTTCGTCGTCAACCCCACACCTCATTACACCGCGTCGGGTATCGTGATATCGATCACGCCGAGCGTAAACGTGTTGCCGTTGGTCACGCCCTGCGACGCCGATAACGCGCCGGTAGCTACCAGCACCGCGGAGCCGTCGGACAACGCCCAATGAGTTGCGGTCCCTGTGGCTGTCACAGTGCCGTCGGTGATGGCGGGGACGGTCGCCTTGCGGCCGCTCGAGTCGCCGTCAGCGTTAGCGCCGAGCGTAAGCCCCGTCTTGTTACCGAGCGTCGCGGCAGCGATAGCGCCGAACGTGGCGGGCTCGGAACTGCAAATGTCGATTTTCGTTCCGTTCGTACGACAGTAATCGAGCGCGGCGTCGAAAGCAGCGTCGGCAATAAGCGGCATGATCAACCCTCCTGGGTGCTACGCGGACGGCCACGCCCGCGCTTGGTCGGCGCCGTCACATACGCCTCGTTGACGTCCGGCGTCGACGGGTCGTCGCCCTTGTACGTGCCGTTCGGCTCGCGCGCCCGTTCGAGTTCCGCGATCGTATCCTCGACGGACGGTCCCGGCTCGGGCACCGGCTCGGGCACCGGCTCGACACTAGCGGCCGGGACGCTGAACGTCGGCGCTGCGATATAACCCCACGCGATCAGGTCGCGCTCGTACCCGTCGTCGAACGTGAAGAACTCGCCCGCGTCGACGGTGCCCCACAGGGGCGACGAAAACGACTTGAGCGACTTGCGGGTGATCTGCGTCATTGGTGTTCCTCCGTAAAAAGGGGCGCGCCCGGTTATAGGCGCGCCCCGCTGCACTCAGCCCGGCGCTTACAGCGTCAGGGAGCCATACCGGGTCGACGCCGGCCGGATGGTCGCCAGGGCGCCGCGCTTCTCGGCGCGGATGGTCACGAGGTTCTTCGTGAAATCCTCGTTGACGTACCCGACGTCGATCACCGTCGACTGCCGCTCGACGTACTCGTACGACGTGGCGAAGTCGGCCACCAGCATCTTGCCGCTGGTCATGTTGTTGGACGCCACCACCGGCAGGCCCCACATGACCGGCGTGATCGAGCCGAACGGGTTGCCGACGAGATACCCGCCGTTCACGCCGTCCTTGAGCCGCTCGATCGCGCCCCAATCCGCCGGGTTCAGCAGGACGCCCGTCGGGTTCCAGTCGGCGCCCATGATCGCGTACTTCGCCCGGTTGATCGAGTCGATCGCGTTGTCGCCGGACGTCGGGGTGAACGCGGTGAAATTGCCCGTGTCCGTCATGCCCGAAATGTTCTGCCCGGTCCCGTTGCCGGCAATGATCTGCTGCTCTTCGCGCAGTTCCACGCCGTACCGCAGACGGGTGTCGATATAGGACCGCAGCGCCGGCGCATCGGCGAGGATCTGGTTCGACGCCTTGATGAAGTGCGCGATCGTCCGAATGTTGACCGTCACGTCTTCGAAGGTCAGCGTCGCCTCGGGCTTGCCCGCGCCTTCCGCCGTTTCCGCCGCCGCGTTCGTGAACAGGAGCTCACGCACGAACTGCCATGCGTTGGAAGTGGTCGGAACCGTCGGGATCAGGTCGCGGATACGCAGCGTCCGGAACGCGCCCGGGATGATGCCACCGCGCCGGTCGACCGGAACCAGCGTGTCGGTGTTCTCGGGCGGCGAACCGGTCTGACCGGAAAGGGTGTTCGCCTCGACGCGCAGCTTGAAGCCGTTTTGCGGCGTGGCGCCAGGCTTGAGCGCGAGCGCCTTGTACTCTTCGGACGCGACCACGATCGCGCCGATCGAAGCGAACGGCACGTCGTTGTTGCGCAGCGCCGAGTCGGCGATCTTCTGCTCGAGTTCGATCAGGTTCGCGGCGATGCCGTTGACCTTCTCGATGGCCGTGTTCGCTTCGGCGATCGCCTTGGCCACGTCGGCGCCCTGCGCTTCCATGCTGGCCTTGATCTTCTCGGACGCTTCCGCGGTCGACTTCTTGAACACGGTGAACTCGGTCGACCAGTCGGCGAGCGCCTTGGCGATCTGCGCATTGACGTCGCCGGTGTCGGCCCGCACGGCGATCACAGCCGCCATTGCGGAACAGGAAAGATGCTTGCTCATTTTACACCTCTGAGGCTTGAGCGATTGAAAGGTTTGCCCGCAACGTCGCGAGCAGTTCATCGCCAGCGCCCGGCGTGGCGTTCGCGGTAGCGCCCGGCGTACCGCTGTGACGGGAGGTAGCGCCCGGCGTACCCCCTGGCATTCTGTTGATCAGGTCGCGCCGCTGACTGCGCGGCATACCGGCGCGCGCAAGCTCCAAGTCGATGCGGCGCAGCGCGGCTTCGGTGGAAGGCTCCTCGTCCGGCTCGACTTCATCCGCCTCGAGCAGCGCATCGGCCAGCCCGATATCGACGGCGTTCTCGCCGTTGAAGAACGTCTCGGCGTCCATGTAGCTCTTGACGGAACCGAGCGCGACTCCCGAACGATCCGTGTAGACGCCGGCCATCGCGCCGTCGAATTGCTCGAGCATGTCGGCTACGGCGCGCATGTCGTGGCGGTTGCCGAGCGCGATCGCCCATGCGTTGTGAATCATGATGAAACCGGCCTTCGCGACGCGCAGTTCGTCCGACGCCATCGCGATCAGCGACGCGGCGGACGCGGCGAGCCCGAGCACGTTGGTATGCACCGCGCCGTCATGCTCGCGCAGCATGTTATAGATCGCGAGCCCGGTGAAAAAATCGCCACCACCGGAGTTGATGTTGACCGTCACGTCGCCCTTGCCGACGCGGCGCAGGAAGCCGCGCACGTACCCCGTGGTCACGCCGCGCCCGTCGCCGCGGTCGCCGATCTCGTCGGCAATCGCCAACGTGCGCTCGTCGTCGTGCGCCGCCTTGACCGGCGTCCACAGTTCGCGCGCCTTGACCGGGATATCCCAATCGATATCCACCGGGGAGTGGAACGCCTCAATTTTCGGGAGGCTGCGGGTCGTCATCGTCCTTGCCCTCCGGGGCGCTTGAACCGATCGGGATCATTTGCGACTGCGCGTACATCACCTGCCCCTTACCATCCGGCAGCGGGGGCAACCCGTCGAACCGATGGCGCGCCTCGTCGATCATCATAAGATTTCCGGCGATCGCTTGGGTTGCCATCTCCACCCGACTCTTTTCGTTCCCGCGTAGAAACGCAGCGAAATCAAATTCAATGGCGATTTTATCGCGTTCTTCGGGCGCAAGCAACCATTTGCTTATGCTGGACTCGATACGCTCGAGAAGCGGTTGCACCTTGAGCGTATAGTATCCTTCCTTGATTTCGCCGATGCCCGATCCCCACACGGTCGTTGCGCTCGTATCGTTCACAAGGACCGACGGCGTTCCGTAGAAGCGACAGATATCCTCGATCTGAAACCGGCGCGACTCGAGAAGCTGGACGTCCTTCGGCGACATCGTGATCGCCTGGTACTTCATGCCCGCCTCGAGCACCTTGAGCGGGTCGCCCTTCCCTTCCTGCAGGTCGGCGAACTGATTACGAATCTGCTCGCGCTGTTCCGGCTTGAGCGATTTGTCGATCATGAGCACGCCGGTAGGCTTGAAGCCGTTGGCGGCGAGCGTCTCGACTCGATCCTCCGCGGCCATCGCAATACCCATCGTGCGCGCGCCGTAATGCAGCGGCGACAACCCGACGATCGAGTTGCTCGGCATGAGCATCATGTGCCAGATATTATCCTGCGCGAATGCGGCGACGTTGCGGCCGTCGGTGTACTTGTAAAGCCGGTCGCCGTTGAGCGCGAGAGTGACTTCCATCTGCGGCGCCATCATCGGCATAAGCGACACAACGCTACCGTCCTTGCGACGCACCGGACGCACATAGGCGTTGCCGAACATTTCCAGGCTGAACACGACGGTTTCAAAAAACTCGTTGCGCGTCTGATAGCGGTTGGGGCTGTGGTTGAGCAGCTTGTGAATCCAATGCTCGGTTGTCAGCGTGCGCGTGCCGTCGCGGCCGATCTGCCAGACGCGAATGGGCATGGCGCCGACGGCCTCGCTGATCAGCTTGACGCACGCCCATACCGCCGACAGTTTGAGCGCCGTGTCGGGCGTGACTGCCGTCGCGCCGCCCCCGCCGGTGCCCGAGTCCTGGCGTTCGCCGGATACGCGGCGCGCGGCGCGGCCCAACAGCGCGGATAGCAGCGTGCCGAAATACCCGTCGGTCGGAGTCCACGTTGCCATTAGGCGCTTACCGAAATCGGATTGTTGAGAAAGCCGTCGAAATCGCCGTCATCCTCGAGTGCGTCGCGCGCCTTGAGCCCGAGCGCCATTGTCGCCGCAACGGCCCCGTCGATTCGGAATCGCGCCTTTGACTTGTCCAGTTTCCGATTGCCCGCAGGATCCACCGTCGCGACCGCGTTCGAAAAGCACCACGTCAGAACAGGGTGTCCGCGGTGTGCAAGCGTGCGCGCCGCGACTGCCTTGTCCAATGCGTCGACCGCAGGCGCCATGTCCTTGTAGCCTTGCCCCCACTCGACGAAACGAATCCCGTCCGTGTCGTCTGCATCCTGTTCATAATACGCGTTAATTTCCAAGCGTTCAAAACATTTCATAAGCACGGCCATTCGCCAGCGATCATAGGCGATGCCCAATATACGATACGTCTGCGCCAACTCGGCGATCTTGATTGCGATCAGGTCGTAATCGACGTCGCGCCCAGGCGCCGCGATCAGATACCCCTCGGTCATCCAACGCTCGTACGGCGCGCGGTCGCGCTTCTCGTGCAGGTGGATCAGGTCGCGCGGCTTCCAAAACCACGCGTCGAGCCGGTTACCATCCTCAGCGGACACGGCCGCCAGCGCGCACAGGTCCGTCGTCGCGGACAGGTCGAGCCCCAGGTAAATATCCTCGCCCTCCCGTAACTCCGCGTCCGGATCGTGGCAGGCTTTCCAGTCGGCGACGTTGATCAGCGACGGCACGGAGTCGACGCGCTGGTTTAGCTCCAGGTTCAGAAACGACGGCATGAACGATGGCATGGCCTTCGCGTCGCGCGCCTTCTCGCGCATCCGCTCGAGCAACTTGAAGTCGCCGAGCGCCGGGTTCGCCAACGGCCACAGGGACTCGTCGAACGGGTCGGCTTCCTCGTCCACCGCGTACAGGTGGCAGACAACCGTCGGGTCCGTGTGCGACAACCCGCGATCGATTAGCTCGCTAAGGATATGCTGCGGATCGCGCGACTGTGTGCTGATCACGGCGAACAGGAATTCATCCCTCGCACTGTCCGCGGTGTTCAGCGTGTCGAACAGGTCGCGGTCGATCGCCTGCGCGAGCTCGTCGTAAATCGCGAACGATGGGTTGAGCCCGTGTTTGGTTTTCATCTCTCGCGACAAGGCGCGGTAATACGATCCGTTCGATCGGCAGACGATGCGCTTCGTCGAGTCGACGCAACTCAGCAGTCCGCCCTCCGCAGCGTCGATCTCCGGATCCGCGCGCACGAACTGCGCGGCGAACTTGTAGATGATCGCCGCCTGTTCCTTGTCGTTCGCCGCGCTGTATATCTCGCCGTTGAGGATCGCCTCCGGTCCCACCAGATGCACCAGCACCATCGCGGCGATGATCGCCGTCTTGCCGTTCTTGCGCGCCATACTGAGCACGCCCTGGCGCACGATACGCCGGCCGGCCTCGTCGCACCGCTCGTAAATGTCGCGGATATAGTCACGCTGCCACGGGCGCAGCTTGAACGGCGTGCCCGCCCCGACGCCGCTCGGGATCGTGAGGCACTCGATAAACGCTATGACGCGCTCGGCGCGCGCCGGGTTGCGCCAGTACCCCGCGTCCGGATCGTACGTTATGGCGTCGGTATATTGCCCCTGGCAGACGGTGACGCTTTTTTTCATATTAGGGCTTGACGCCCTAGGGCGCATCGCTTATATTCAGGACATGGACAGGGCGATGGCGCCCGCCGAACACAGGAGACGAGACGATGACCGACGCAACGCACACGCCCGGGCCTTGGTTTGATGGTGGCGACGGTTACATATGGGACGGTGACCCCGCGCTCGGCGGCGCTGAGATTGTCGCTTCGACAGGCGGACCGAACGAGTCGGGAAACGCCCGCCGCATCGTCCGCGCCGTCAACGTCCATGACGACATGCTCGCGGCGCTGGAGGCGATGCTCACCAAGCATGACGACCGGGACGGCGCCAGCGACTTGTGGCCCAAGGAAGCGGCGCAGGCACGCGCCGCCCTCGCCAAGGCGCGCGGAACGAACAGAGCGCCCCGCACATAGCGGGGCGCTACGCCTTCCCGCCATTGATCCCCACCAGCCCCGTGAATTTTGACGCGGGCGGTTTGCTTTGCGGCGCCTTGATATTCTCGCGCGCCATCGGATCCAGCCCGAGCCGCGTTCCGATCGTCGCAAGCTGCTGTCGCGCCTGACTGGAAATCACGGTCCACGGGTTGCGCCGCGGCCCGTTCACGCCGGGGATCACGTGCCCCTCGATCATGAGATGGAACGTCGCCGTCTGGAGATCGTCGGCCGCGGTGCAATACGCCGCGAGCAGCGCGCTATCGGTCGCCTTGTAGACGCCGGCGGGCATGGACGCGACGATCTCGTTCCACACCGTGAGCGCGTAGCCCGTCAGGTGCGGTGGGCAATGCACGTCGCCGCCAGGCTCGACGACATTCTCGGGCAGCGGTCGACAACCCGGGTTGCCCTCGAGCCGCTTGACGTCGGCCGGCTTCCCCTTCGGTCCCCGCTTCCCCATCGCTACGCCGCGACGTCCGGCGACTTACACGCGTCGTCGGCTTCAACCGCCGCCAGCACGTCGTCCAGGTGCAGGCAGTCCTTCAGGTTCGGGCACGGGTCGTTGGGGCGAGTGACGGCCAGCTTCCCATTGCAGTAGTCGTTGCCGGCCGTCGCGTCGTACAGAATGCCAACGGTTGTTCCGCCGTACGGATCCATCAGCACAACCTTGTCGCCGTTCTTCGCTTCGCGTCCGTTTTTGTAGTGCATCGCTATTTCCCATAATCAGCCCAAAATATGCAGCGTGAAAATTTGTAG